AAAAGAGCCAATACTGCAAAATATCCAAACATGTGGGCAGTTCCGATGGGTGGAGTTGAAAAAGGTGAGACATTCGCAGAGGCGGCTGCGAGGGAATTAAAAGAAGAAACAATGCTTGACTTTAATGCTAAAGATTTATTATATTTAAGTGAAATGAAGGATGCCCGTAACAATAGAATGATTAAAATATTTAAAGCTAATACAGATGGAAAACCAGAACCTACTTTAGATTTTGAACATACTGATTGGGGGTATTATGATAAAGATAATTTACCTCGTCCGATGGATAATCAATTACGTAGGTTATTGGAGTTAAACTTATGAGTCTCAAAAAATTAGTTAATGAAATTACAACTCCAATCCTAAAGGAAATGAACATAACTGGTGCTGATGGAGTGATAAAAGGTGGGTCACAACACTCCAAAATAAAAAAAATGAAAAAGAAGGGACACACCTCTGTTCCTTATGGTAGTGGGTATAAAAAAGTAAATGAATCGGAAGTAAAAAAAATCCATAGCCTTTTACAAAAATACGGAAACTCTTCTCAAGAAGCTTCAAATATAATTAAAAAACATTATAAACGGGTTGTAAAAAAATTCAAGGGACAAACGGCAAGGGATAAAACGATGGCACTTATAGGTCTTGCCCTTTTGGGTGAGAGTATGACAAAATCTCAGATTAAAACTATGAGGGATAAATTTAAAAAAACAGGCGAGTTACCACCTCATTTAAAAAAGTTTGTAAAAGCAAAAAAAGAATTTGAAAAAAAATTTAAAGTTAAAAATGTAATCGTGCCCGGTCTAGAGTGGATGTCAGATTTAAAAGAGCAGAGAAGTGAAATAAAAAAAACCATAGGAGTATTCGGTGGTAGATTTCAACCATTTCATTCAGGTCATCTTGCCACATATAAATGGCTAGCATCTCAAGTTGATGAAGCCTATATAACCACATCTAATATCAAAAAACCACCTAGACATCCAATGAACTTTAAAGAAAAAGTTCGTCATATGGTCAAGGTTGGTATCCCGAAGAATCGTATCATTCAAGAAAAGACACCCTACGTAGCAACCAATTTACTAAAAAAGTTCAATCCTAAAACAACAGCAGTAGTTTATGCTTTTGGTGAAAAAGATGCTGGTCGATTAAAGGGTGGAACTAAAAAAAGTGGTGGTAAAACCTATTATCAAGATTACAAAAAAAGTAGAGGTGATATAAGGGGGTATGAAGAGCATGGATATTTTGTAACCGCTCCTCAGTTTGGTAATATAAGTGGAACAAAGACCAGAGATATGTTGGGTAATCCCAATGTATCTGATGAAGAAAAAGCCAAATTTTTTAAAAAAACATTTGGATATTACGATAAAGGTTTGTATAATATGATGGTAAATAAATTTAAAAAATTATATGAATTTTATTTACACATCTTTGAAAGCACTGGCACACAGAGTGATGGTGTTGATGATGGACCTGGTTTTACATCTAGTTTAAAAAAATATATTGAAAGAGGTCAAACTGAGGCTGGTAAACTAGGTTGGGAGATAGCAAGGACTTTGATAGATGATGAAAATTATTATAAACAGATTTTTGAACTACCTAAATACCCAAATGGTCCTGTGGGTAGTGTGTCGTATGGACCTGCTGGTGCTGCTAATCCTAGTGCTGCTAATGACTTAGATTTAGTAGGTAGTGAACTTTGGAATCAGTGGTTAGACCACATAGATATGATTTTGAATAACCAAGAGTATGATTATGTCGACCCACTCAAATTGGCAAGAAAGTTAACAATAGATGATTCGACAGAAACTTTAAAACAACTTGAAGATGAAGAACCTGACGAAGTAGATGTTTATAGAGGAAATGAACAACATAATGAATTGGAAATCGTTGAACACGTTATCAAGATTACAGATGATTTACCGAGAAGTGGTAAGGAGTTATTACTAATGGGTGGTGCCTATGGACATATGAATCATCCTTTCGACGATAAGGATTTAACATTCAAGGATTTAAAACGAATAATTCAATTAGGTTTGGGTGGACAACTAAATAGAGAGGATAACGTTACAGAAAAAACTGATGGTCAAAATCTCATGATAAGTTGGCGAGACGGAAAACTTATAGCTGCTCGTAATAAAGGACATTTAAAAAACAAAGGAAAAACCGCACTCAGTATTAAAGACGTGGAGAAAAAATTTGAAGGTAGGGGGGCGATTAGAGATGCATTTGTTTACGCAGTTAGAGATTTAAATAAAGCAATTGGTGCCTTATCTAAAAAACAACAAGATAAAATATTTGGTAATGGTAGTAAATTTATGAGTTTAGAGGTTCTTTGGCCTGCTAGTGAAAACGTAATCAATTATGACTTAACAGAAATTATTTTTCATGGAGCAACAGAATATGATGATAATGGTCGTCCAATAGGTTCAGCAAAAGATAGTGCGAGAATGTTGCGTGGTATGATTAAACAAGTCAACCAACATGTTCAAAAACATTATAAAATATCTAAACCTAATTTTGTTACAGTTCCAAAGCATCAAGATTTTGGTAAAATGAAAAAAAAGTTTCACAATAGATTGTCAAAACTACAAAGTGAGTTTGCACTTAATGATAATGATACACTTGGATTGTATCATCAGAGATTTTGGGAAGAATTTATATATAATGCGAGTAAACAACATAAATATAAAATACCACAGAATATTTTGAAACGGTTGACAAAAAGATGGGCTTTTTTCGATAAATCATTTTCAATTAGAGATATGAAGGCATCTATCGATAATGATAATTTTTTAGATTGGGCTCTGACAACTGATAAGATAGATAAAAATAGAATGGTCAAAGAAAACATGAAACCTTTTGAAGAATTATTCTTTGAGGTTGGTGCTGAGATAATGTTAAACATGGATGGTTGGTTGGCTGTAAATCCAGCAAAATCTGTTCAATCGATACGAAAAAAATTAAAATCTGCAATTAGTGATATTAAAAGTGGTGGTGATTTGAAGAAATTGAATAGGTTGAAAATACAGTTGGATAGATTGAACGCCATTGGTGGATTCAAAGCAATCGTCCCTACAGAAGGGTTAGTGTTTAAATACAATGGTAAAACATATAAGTTTACTGGTGCATTTGCTCCAATAAATCAAATTACTGGCATGATGACATTCTAATGATTACACATCTAAAGAAAAATAAAACCACATATTGGAAACATTGGCGTAGAGCTATGAAATTAAGTTGTGCTCTATTTATACATGCCTGGTTACCAGATTTATTTAGTGATTATGCGACTAAGGAGTTATACAATGAGTAATATAGAAAAAATACAGAAGATGTATAAGGGGATTTATGACCGACCAGTAAAGGTTGGATATGAGTCCAAAACTGATAATATGAGAAAGGAAGGTGAACAGTGGACGGATGCTCGTGGTCGTAGTTGGGAAATAAAAGATGGTAGTCGAAAACAAATTACAAAGATACCACCAAGGGGGTTTGATAAATGTGGTGATTGTGAAAAATTAATACTTAAGGACATTGACCAACAAACATATAATAGAATGTCAAGATGTTACCATTGTCAAATTAATTTTGAAGCAGACTTAAAAGCTAAAGGTAAATGGAAGGATTGGGTTGCTGACATGGAGAAACAAAGATGGGAAAAGGTATTGAAAGAATACGAATCAGAATTAGAAAGTATAAAGAGTAATAAAGCTTTACAATTTGATAAGACGGTTGCTAAGGCGATTGCTAACAATGAACACGATAAATGAGTAATCTTAAACAAGCAATAAGACAAAACTATCTTAAGTGTGGTAAGGATCCATCTTATTTTATAAATGAGTTCTGTGTGATTCAACATCCTCAGAGAGGTAAGATTAAATTTAAACTTTTCCCCTATCAGTATGATGTTTTAAAAGAGTATGGAACTAATGATTATAATGTCATTTTAAAATCACGTCAGCTCGGTATATCAACTTTGACAGCTGCTTACTCTCTTTGGATGATGTTATTTCATGCGGATAAGAATATTCTATGTATTGCGACATCGAAAGACACTGCGAAAAATTTGGTCACAAAAGTCCGTATCATGTATGAGGGGTTACCACAATGGTTAAAGACTGCTATAGTGGAGAATAATAAATTATCCCTTATATTTAAAAATGGCTCACAGATAAAGGCTATTGCTTCTAATGAAAGTGCCGGTCGTTCAGAAGCCCTATCTCTACTCATCTTGGATGAGGCTGCTTTTATAGACAAGATTGATACTATTTGGACTGCTGCACAACAGACATTAGCCACTGGTGGTAAATGTATTGCTATATCCACACCCAATGGTGTAGGTAATTGGTTTCATAAAACATGGATGGATGCGACCGATGGGTTGAATAAATTTAATACTGTAAAGCTACATTGGACAGACCATCCTGAAAGAGATGAAAGTTGGAGAAGAGAACAAGACCGAATATTAGGACCGAGTAAAGCAAGTCAAGAGTGTGATGCTGACTTTCTTAGTTCTGGTAGGTCTGTTGTTGACCCAAATATACTTGAATGGTATAAATCAAAATCATGTTGTGAGCCAAAAGAAAAAAGCGGATTTGATAGAAATTTATGGATATGGGATTATCCCAACTATGATAAGAATTATTTAATATGTGCTGATGTGGCTCGTGGAGATGGGACAGACTACTCAGCAGCTCAAGTTTTTGATATAGAAGAGATGGAACAAGTTGCTGAATATAAAGGTCAGTTGGGAACAACAGAGTTTGGAAATTTTCTAATAGAACTAGGGACTAAATATAATGATGCTTTACTTGTTGTGGAAAACAACAATATAGGTTGGGCTACACTACAGACAATTATTGATAGGGGATATGAAAATCTTTTCTATCAAGAGAAAAATCATTTAATTGTAGATGAAGATATACAACACACAAACAAATATAGAAGTATAGACAGAAATAAGATACCAGGTTTCACTACAACAATGAAATCTAAACCATTGATTATTGCTAAAATGGAAGAATACACTCGTGAAAAAATGGTAAAAATAAAATCTACACGATTAATTGATGAACTTTTTGTATTTATATATAAGAATAGTAAAACTGAAGCATTAGATGGGTATAATGATGACCTTGTGATGTCATATTCTATTCTTCTATGGATAAGGGATACGGCTATTCGTATTCAATCAGAAAGAAATGAGTATCAGAGTAGTTTGGTCGGTGCGATTGGAAACCTAAATGGTAATACAACTGTGATGACACCATCTGCTCCTAAAAACAATCCGTATAAAGTTAAACTTAAAAACGGAGAAGAAGAAGATTTAACTTGGCTATTGGGGTAAAAAATGGCAGATAATTTATTTACAAGACTTGGTAGATTATTTCAATCAAATGTTATAATCAAAAAAACAGATGATAACAGACTAGTTGTTAAAGATTTAGATTACACACAGACTAGCTTAACATCAAATTTTATTGACCGTTACAATAGAATGATACAGAACACTTATTCCAACCCCTACTCGGTTGCTGAGAATAGGAGAGCAGCATACGAAATTAGAAAACACGATTTGTTCAAGGATTATGAATTAATGGATCAAGACCCAATCATTTCGTCTGCTCTTGATATATATTCTGATGAATCAACCGTAGAAAACATAGAAGGTGAAATTTTAAAAGTAAAAAGCGAAAACACGAAAGTTCAGAAAATTTTACATAATTTATTTTATGATATTATAAATATTGAATTTAATCTTTGGAGTTGGATTCGTAATATGACAAAATATGGTGACTTTTATTTACAACTTGATATTTTAGACAAGTATGGAGTGGTAAATGTTAAACCTATTTCTGCTTATGACATAACAAGATTAGAAGACCATGATGTTGAAAATCCACAACTTATACAATTCGAAATTGCAACTGATAAAAAAGAGGTAAAAGAAAATTACGAAATAGCACATTTTCGTCTTTTATCAGATACAAACTTCTTACCTTACGGGCGCTCAATACTTGAGAATG